CAGTTAATTTAATGGTCAAAATAATTACTCCATATATAAATGAACAAGAAATAGCTGTGCATAAACAGTTATTTTGGGAATATGATGTTTATTATGAACTAGATACTGGAGGTATTGGCTCTGATCTAATGTTTGAAAAGATGTGGCGTAAATTTCCTGAAGAAGATATATTTATTCTTCATTCAGACATGACACCACACCACGATGGTTGGTTTGAGGAAGTTTTAGAATATGTCAAAAAATACCCAGAAGCAGGAATGTTTGGTTGCTTGCTATTGTACCCCGCAACGGATGATAACGGTGACTTTTTCATCCAATCCGCAGGCGGAAAATTTACCAATAATAGGCCGGATCATTACGGTAGCGGTATCATCCTTGAAAACGGCGCTACATTTAAATCAGAACTGGAAAGTGATAAAGATCAGTACCAGAAAGTCCGAGAAGTTGCATGGACAACGTTTGGAGGTTGTTTTCTTCGACGACGTTTCATCAATGCCGTTGGAAGCTTTTCACCAGAGTATGAGTGGACATATAACAGAGATGTAGATTTTTGTCTTACAGCTAGGAAAGCTGGAGAGGCAATCTACCAGATCCCCGTTAGATTATTTCACCACGAATCTAGAGACAATAAACAAATAAAAGCCAGAGATACCAACAAAGCTGCTGCTGAGATGAGAAATCTATCTACTCTGCAGACCAAATGGTCGAATTCACAATTCTATAAAACTCTGGACAAAGAAATTAAATATAGTTAAAATATCTATATAAATAAGGATAATAAAATGGTTAAACTAACACAAGAATTTGTTACTGCTGTATTAGAGCTATCTGATAACGGGCAGTCTAAAATTAGCGAACGTGAAAGAGACTTATTTGGTATAAGTTCTCCAAGACTTAAAGCATTAATTAATAACATATGCTCTAAGGAAGGTACTAATTACTTAGAACTAGGAGTATATAAAGGATCTACCATCATAAGCGCTGCATATGGTAATCCTACTACTAAACTAGTAGGAGTAGAAAATTATTCATATGACGAACGTGAGCCAAAACGTACTGCTCCAGAGGGTACTATATGGGAGAATATGAAAAGTCAATTAGCTGCTAATATTCAAAGATATAATGAACCAACAAGCGCAGTAAATATTAATAACATTAATATAATTGAAAACAATTTTCAAGATGTAGATTGGAAAAGTCAACCTAAGTTTGATGTATGCTACTTTGATATAACACCTGCTAATAAAGAAACATATGAAGCGTTCTTTAGTACTGTATATAAAGCACTGAGCTCAGAAGCTGTTATTATATTCTCTAACTACTCTAACGTAAAAAACGCAAAAGAACTAGACGAAGTAATAGCAGATAACGCTAATAAGTTTGAGGTTGAGTGGAAAAAACAAAGAGTTTCTGGCGGATTAAGTGATCATACTCAGTACCAATCTGGATTACTTATTATAAGTATAAAAAAGAAAATAGCTAAAATAGAGAAAGCAACTACTTAATGAATATAAGTGCTATAAGTTTAATAAGCTATGACGCACACTATCTAGCTAGTAGCATAAGTAAATACTATAAGTATGTAGATGAAATAGTTTTAGGTTTAGATGAATCTAGAATTACTTGGAGTGGTAACAATTTTAAGTTTGATGAGTCAAAACTATGGGAAGAATTACAGAGTATAGATACTGATGGTAAAATATCAATTATAGAAGATAATTTTCACAAATCTACTATAGCCATTGAAAATGATAACTATGAGCGTAATTTTTTAAAGAGTCATTGTAGCAATGACTGGATAATAAGTATTGATGCTGACGAACAGCTACTTAACGCAAAAGATTTTTTTAACTCTTTTTGTCCCGTAGTTAGTAGATACGCTAGTAAAGTAGATGTATGTATGATATGGGCTACCCCATATAAAATTATTGATGATACTGTATTAGTTATAGCAAATGAAGATAACACACCATTCTTTGGTGAAAACCAAGGAGTCATGACTCATAAGAATAATACATTTACATATGCTAGATGGTCTAATCTTAGTGCTGGTGGAGCTAACAGAGTACAAAGCCCTCTAGTAGCATTACACTGGAGTCTATGCCGTGATAAAGCTGATCTACATGAGAAAATACATAACATAGGACACTCAGATATAGTAGAAAGTGATCCATTTTATAAAATATGGGACCAAGTTGCTTTAGACAACTATACAGAGTTACGCAATTTTAAAACTTCAGGATTGGGTAGTGCGCAATGGCCTAAGCTATTTGCTGTACCTAAAAACCAATTAGAAAGTTATTACTTACAGCATTTAGAAAGAGTTAAATAATGTTCATAGAGTTTATTGGTAAGTTTTACGATAATCACTCTTTAAGTATAGTGAATAGGAATATAATACTACAACTAGTTAAACTAGGGATAGATATACGTATTATACCTTTAGATTCTTATGATCCCTTGTATGCTTTAGATAAGTCCGAAGTTAGAGTTTTAAAGAGTCTAGAAAAATTAAATGAAGATGTAATTCCTGATGTTCAGATACGTCATAGCTATCCACCTATTTGGTCATGGCCTGTTAGTGAACACACAAAAATAATATACATTCAACCATGGGAATACTCAAAAGCACTATTTGAATGGCAGTATAAATTTGAAACATTTGCCGACGCATTGATAGTTCCTAGTAACTATTGTAAAAATGTATTTAGTAATGGGGGTTTACGTCCTGATAATTTATTTGTTGTGCCTAATGGGTATGATGATAAAGTATTTAATACAGAGCCAGGCGGTAGTGTAAATAAATTTGGTATAAACCCTGATAAGGTAAACTTTGTATATGTAGGTAACTCTCAGTGGAGAAAAGGCTTAGATATACTTATAAATGCTTGGTCAAAAGCATTTAGTAGATCAGATAATGCTAAGTTAATTATAAAAGATAATCCCAGAATCTATGGTCAGTCTAATCTGCTATCTGAAATAATTAAAATACAGTATCAAACCGATTGTGGTGAAATTATATATATTGACGATGAGTTATCTTCTACAGAAATGTCTGACATATATAAGGCTAGTAAAGTTTTAGTACACCCATACAGAGCTGAGGGTTTTGGTATGCATATACAAGAAGCCATGGCTTGTGGCTGTGTACCTATTATATCTGCTGAAGGTCCTACAGAAGACTTTATACCTAAAGATAAAGGTTTTAGAATTCCTGTAGCTAATGTACCAGTTAACATTGAAGATAATCACCTATTTGCTCTTAAACCTGGTGATGCTACTACTATGATGAGTACGCATACGTTTATAAAAGAACCAAACCCAGAATATTTACTAAAAGCTATGAAATATATATATCATAGCCATGATAGAGAAACTATTTTAGTAAAAGCTAGATTTACAGAAACACGTAATACGTGGGAAGCTGTAGCAAAACAATACTTAGATATATTTACATCTATAGCTAGTAGAACAGCTAATAGATTAAAATAATGAATATAGACTTTGGAACCGCTTTTCATAAATATAATGGAAATGCTGTTAAAGTAACTCTAAACGAGTTTAGAGATATTACTTATTTACATATTAGAGAATATGCAATGGATGGGGATACCGGTCAATGGTACCCCACTAAAACAGGATTTTCTTTTCAAGCTGATGAAGTAACATCACTAATACCATTGTTAGAATCAGCTGCTGAAGCCGTAGCTCAGAGATATGTTTGGAGCACGCAACTAGAATTAGAATTGGAGTAACAATGAGTATAAAAACATGGAGTAGTGAGCAAGAACTAGAATTAGTTACCTTATATACAACAGAGCAGATAAAAGACGTGCACCAGCTTGCAGAACATTTTGAAAAAGGATATAGAAGTGTAATAAGTAAGCTAGTACAACTTAAAGTATATGAAAAACCACAACTTGAAGAAGAAGTTAAAGCGCAGACTGTTAAAACTATGCTTAGAGAGTTAGAAAGTATGCTTAGTATAGATATAGACGGTACTAATCTTAATAAAAAAGAAAACTTAACAAAACTTGTAGAAGCACTTAGGAAAAAACTAAATGGATATAACACTTGATCTTGAACCGTTTACACAAGAAAGCTATGAAGATGGTATTAAGCGTATGGATAAAGAAGCTAACAATAAAATAACTTCTGATGGCAAAGCTACTGCATACTACGATTTTCCTATAGGAGCTAGTACTTTAAATGATATTATAGAATTTAAAGATATGAACTTTGCTAGAGGTAACATTTTTAAAGCTGCTTATCGTTTAGGCGAAAAAGATGGAATTGATGATGAGTATGATTTAAATAAAATTATTTACTATGCCGAACGTATGCTAAACGTAATTAAGAATAAGAAACAACAATCATAGTACAAGAAGTTATTTCATACTTGTATAACGGTTATTTATCCTGTAATATGAATTATCAATACGAGGTATGAGACATGACATACGAAGAACTTAAAGCTTTAGTAATCAAACATTGCCATCTTTACTATAATCTATCTACACCAGAAATATCTGATGTAGAGTTTGATAAACTATATGACGATCTAGAAGCTGTAGAAAAAACACAGGGATGGGTAGCTTATGACTCACCGACTGCAAAAGTAGGCGGTGCAGCAGGTAAGGTTACTCACCCTGTAAAATTATATTCACTACGTAAGGTATATGATTCTGCTGAAGTAGATGATTTCTATGATGTAGAAACTCCTAAAATTGATGGAGCTAACCTTACTCTCGTATATAAACGAGGTAAACTATCTATTGCTCTTACTCGTGGTAACGGTGAAATGGGTGATAATATCATTCACCTAGCTAATGGTATAACAAATATTCCTCAACGTATTCAGACTGATTATGATCAGGTAGTTATTAACGGTGAGTGTGTTACTGATAATACTGTAGAAAACTTTCGCAATTATGTTAGCGGTGCTCTAGGGTTAAAATCTATAACAGAGTTTAGCGAACGCAATATCAAGTTTATTGCCCATGATATGCTAGGTATTGCTATGAACTATACTACTCGTATGACCATTGCTCAGAATATGGGCTTTACAACTGTATTAGATAAAAATGCTAATAGTTATCCTCGTGATGGTGTGGTGTTCCGAGTTAATGACTACAAAAAAGCTATGCAAATGGGGTATACTTCAAAATATCCTAGATTTGCAGTTGCTCTAAAGCCACGAGAATTAAATACTGTACGCACAACTTTACAAGATGTTATATGGGTAATTGGTCGTACTGGTACGGTTAATCCTACCGGTATTGTAACTCCAGTAGTTATTGAAGATGCTACTATTTCTCGTGTTACACTGCACAATATTGGTATTATTGAAGATCATGATCTAGGGCTAGGTGATACGATTGAGATCGAACGAGCTGGTGGTGTTATCCCAAAGTTTCTTCGTGTAGTTGAGCACTCAGCACATGGTATTAAGATTACAGAAAAACACGCTGAAGCTGGGGTAGGTACCAAAGTTATGCGAGATGGTCCTAGACTCTTGGTATCAGATAAGGCTATAGTTAATACATCAAAAGTGATGGAACACTTTGTAAAGACTATGGAAATTAAAGGTTTAGGCCCTGCTAATATTGAGAAGATGGATATTACACACCCATCAGAGATATATGAAGAAGATCAATGGGATAAACTAGGGGCCGTAGGCGCTAAGATTGAAGAAGAGATTCTAAAATCAAAAGTTAAACCTTACGAAACTGTACTAGCTGCTCTAGGAATACCTGGGGTTGGCAAATCTACCGCTAAACTTATTGTACAAAAGATTCCTACTTTCCGTAACCTAAAAGATATTCAATATGTGGATATTAAAGGTATAGGTCCAGCTACTATTGATTCTATTCTAACGTGGTTAGAAGAGAATGAGGAATGGGTACAGCAGCTACCCTTACAACTAGAACAGAGTATTTCTGTTTCAGAGCTGATTTCTACTAATATACGTAAAGTCTGTATTACCGGTAAAATGGATATGACTCGTAATGATTTAGCTGATATTCTAGAAAAACTAGGATATAAGATAACTTCTACCGTCACAAAAGATTGCTATGCTCTAATTACTGGAGGAGATACTACTTCTTCTAAGTATCTAAAAGCAAAACAACTTGGTATCACAATCGTAGATTACTGGTCAAGCAAAAAAGAAGTATTAGCTGGTACTTTTTAAAAGATTTAAGAGCTACCAATCAAGCAAGATACGTGAATTTGAGCTTGCTTATGATTAAAACTTTATATATTGTATAAAGACAGACAAGAGAAAACTCTTGTAAACATTTAACAAACTCTAACAACTGATCGAAAGGATCATTAACAAATGGCAAAATTTGAATATACAGAAGAAATGGTAGCACGTCTACAGGAAGTAGCTAAAGTAGCTATCACCGAGGAATCAATCGAGGCTCTAATGACAGAGTTCGACTTTCCACGTCGCTCCGTAACTGCTAAACTACGCAAACTAGGTTTTGACGTTCCTAAGAAGCCAGGCGCTGCGCCAATCTTCTCAGCAGACGAAACTGAATCTCTAGCAGAATTCCTAGAGGATAACTCTGGCGAACATACCGCTGAAGAAATCGCTGCTCACTTCTCTGAAGCTTGGGGTCGTGAAGTTACTGCTCGTCAAATCAATGGAAAAGCTCTTTCCATGGAAAAGACTGGCGACATTAAGCCTGCTGAAAAGAAAGTTACTCCACGTACTTACTCAGAAGCAGATGAAGCTACTATTGCTAAGCTAGTAGGCGAAGGTAAGTTCCTAGAAGATATCGCTGCTGCTATCGGTCGTGAAGTCAACTCCATTCGTGGTAAGCTTCTATCAATGGGCCTAAAAGCTGTTCAGCGTGATAAGAAATCTACCAAGTCTGATCCATATGAAGGCATTGAAGATATGCTAGATAAATCAGTCGAAGAAATTGCAAATGCGTTTGATAAGACTGTTCGTGGAGTTAAGACTGTTCTTACTCGTCGTGGTCTAAGCTGTTCTGACTACACTCCAAAAGCTGCTGCTGAGTAATCAGTATCTGCTATAAGCAAATACTAGGGATGGTGGCAACACCATCCCTTTTTTATT